CCGCAGGAAATTTTTCACAACAGGGAAGCCTCCAGGGGGAAAAGACTTCTGGTGGTACGTCCACATTGTCCTTGGGTTTTGCTGGAAGGGACATGAGCACGCGATAAGACGCAAGCTCATTCGGGCAGGTCAACACCTGAGACGAAGGGGAACGCCCCGCGCTGCCGGTTCTCAGGTTCGTCAACGTAGACGCCAGACTCCACCACGACCAAGGACGTCATAACCGATACGGGACCCGAGGTTCTCTTTTCAGAGCATCCGGATCCGAACGGGCAGCGGTTTGTCTGGGACCGCGAGCCCAATACGTGGGCGATTGGCGGGGCTTGACATCCTGCCCATTGAGTGTGACAATTTTCCACAGTGCCGGGAAATGAAAATTCGGGTCATCCTGACCCCTCGCCTGAAACCCGCTTCGGTGGTGAGCGCGCGAACCGTGCGAACGCTGGTGGGAGAACGCCGACGAAGTGGCTGCGTGATCTGCTTGGTGCCGCTCGAGACAACGGCCCAGACAGCAGAAGCCACCGTGAAGCAGTGTTCTACCACTTGGTCGAAGTGGCGACGAGCTGGGAGGTGGTCGTCAAGGGCCACGGCGACGACGCAATGCCAGTGGCGAGCGCGAAGGATTCTATCGAGGCGGCGAAGGTGCTGTTTGCTTACGACATGGGCAAGCCGGTGGAATCCATGGAGGTCAAGGACGTCGGATCGTCAAAAGTGATGATCTACTTGCCGGCGAATGGGCGCGATCCGGAGAAGGATTGCGCAGAAACAGACGCAGAGACTAGTGGCGACGGCTGAACAACAGGTCATTGCGTTCCGCCCGCAGCCGGGTCCGCAAGAGCAGTTTCTCGCGTCGGCGGCCGACATCGCGATTTACGGCGGAGCCGCCGGTGGCGGGAAAACCTACGGTTCGATCCTGGAGACGCTTCGTCATAAAGACGTGCCGGACTTCTACTCGGTCTTTTTCCGGCGCTCGATGCCTCAGATCCACAATCCCGGCGCGCTCTGGGACACATCGAGGAAGGTATACCCACTGACGGGAGCCGTACCGAAAGAGCAGCCCAGTGAATGGCGCTGGCCCCTATCAGGGGCGCGGGTGAAGATGGCGCATCTTGAGCACGAGAGCACCGTCGAGGATTGGCAGGGCTCGCAAGTGCCGTTGTTTCTCTTCGATGAGCTGACCCATTTCACTCGGTCGATGTTCTTCTACATGATGAGCCGCAACCGTAGCGAATGCGGCGTGCGCCCGTACATGCGGGCCACTTGTAATCCGGACCCGGACTCGTGGGTAGCAGATTTCATTGGGTGGTGGATCAACCAGGAGACTGGTTATGCAATCCCGGAGCGCTCGGGAAAGCTGCGCTGGTTCATTCGTCGAGGAGACGATCTTGTCTGGGCGGATTCACGCGACGAGGTGCTGGCCAAGGTTCCAGGCGCCAACCCCGTTGAAGCAAAGTCGCTGACGTTCGTTCCTGCGAAGCTCGAAGACAACAAGATTTTGGAGACCGCCAACCCGGAATACCGCGGGAACTTGCTGGCCATGACCCGCGTGATACAGGAGCGTTTGCTTGGAGGAAACTGGAAGATTCGCGCGAACGCCGGCAGCTACTTCCGCCGCAGCGACTGCCACATCATCGAAGAGGTGCCGAACGACGTTGTGAGCTGGACTCGCCGCTGGGACTTGGCCGCCACTGAACCATGTGAGAGCAGTCCTAACCCTGACTTCACCTGCGGGCTCAAGATGGGGAAGCGCAAGGATGGCCGCTTCGTCGTGGCACACGTTGATCTGGTGCGAAGGCGTGCGAACGACGTGCGGGCACTAGTCAGGCGGGTGGCGGAGAACGACGGCCGTGCGGTGTGGGTTGGTATTCCACAGGACCCCGCGCAGGCCGGTAAAGACCAGGCCGAGAGCTACATCCGCGACCTCGCTGGGTTCAAGGTCTACGCCGACCACGAGACAGGAGACAAGGAAACACGGGCCGAGCCCGCGGCGGCACAGTGGCAGCATGGGAACATCGACGTCGTGCGGGGCGAGTGGAATGAGGATTTCTTCGGCCAGCTCGAAGCATTCCCGGCCAAGGGCACGCATGACGATGCTGTCGATGCGCTAAGCGGGGCCTTCAAACGGGTAAGTGCCAAGCTGCACAGCGCCTACGGCGTGTAGGCACGTTTCGCGCACGATTGCCCCACTGGCGCACAATGGCGGGACATGGGCAAGCCCCGCCACGTGAAAACTGTGTCCGCCGCCCTGGCCCGCACGAACAGTCCACTGCCCGAACCATCGCACGCCGCCGACGCGGCGCTGAAGCGCGTCCAGGCCGCAGATGCGCTGGTCAACGTGGTGGCGGGTCTCGGGACCGACCGGGACAAGTCGACCTTCACCGACTACGCCATCCCCTACACGCTCACGCGCATCCAGCTTGAGAACATTTTCCGCCAGTCGTGGGTCGGGAAGCGCATTTGCAAGGCCGTGCCCGAGGATATGACCCGCGAGTGGATTGAAACCTCGTGGGACGGTCAGGATGACGACCCCAAGGGCGTGAAGGCGCTGGCCAAGACCGTGTCGGATTTCCACGTGATTCACAAGTTCCGCATGGCGCAGACGTGGGCGAACCTCTACGGGGGCTGCGCCATCATCATGGGCATCAAGGGCGACGAATCGCCGGCCAAGATGAGCCAGCCCCTGGAAGTCGACAAGCTCAAGAAGGACTGCCTGCGATACCTGCATGTGCTGGACCGCTGGCGCATCGGCGCGAGTGCCAGTCTCGTGACCGACATCGAAGATCCAGAGTTCGGTGCTCCCAGCCACTACATCCTGGCCGAGTCGGGCATCATGGTGCATCGAAGTCGCCTGCTGCTCTTCCACGGGCAGGAGCTGCCGTACTTCCTTTGGCGCGCGAACGCCATGTGGCACGATTCGGAATTGCAACACGTCTACGACAACCTGCGGAACTACGACACCAGTACGCGCGCCATCGCGACCATGTTGTTCGAGCAGAACATCGACATCATGTCGGGCTCGGGCTTGGCAGACTTGCTGAGCTCCAACGAAGGATCGGCACTGGTCGCCAAACGCTACCTCGGCATGGCGACCATGAAGTCGTTGAACCGCATGATCGTCATCGACAAGGACGAAGAGACCTACGACCGCAAGCAAAACACGTTCAGCGGCATCGACAAGCTGATCGAGAAGTTCATGCTGGACCTGTCGGGCGCCGCCGATATCCCGCTGACCCGTCTGTTCGGCCAGAGCCCCGCGGGGTTGTCGGCCACCGGTGAGAGCGACATGCGGAACTACTACGACCGCGTGAAGGCCGCCCAAGAAGCGAAGTTCCGCGGCCCCATTGAGAAGCTGTACCCGGTGTTGTGTCTGTCGACGTTCGGCAAGCCCGTCGAGGATTTCCACGTCGACTTCAAGCCGCTGTGGCAGATGACCGACACCGAGAAGAGCGCCATCGAACTCAACGAGGCGAACCGCGACCATATCCGCCTCGACGACGGCGTCGTGACCGAGGGCCTGCTGGCGCGCGAGCTGAAGTCAAAGCGCACCTACAGCATGATGGAGGACAAAGACGTCCAATTGGCCGAGAAACTGGCGTTGCAGCCGAAGGTCGACCCCGACGTCCTGGCCAGCATTCCAAAGACGCCGCCATTCGTCGACAATCCCGGCAAGGGCGCGGCGGGAATCCAGGGGTTGAAGAAGCCAGTCGTTCCGGCCCAGCCACAGCCCAAGGGCAAGCTGCCGGGCGAGAAGCCGGTCGACTCCGAGAACACCGCCAAGGACGCGAACCCCGACCAGCCTCAGGACCACGCGGGCCGGTGGGCTGAGAATGGCGGCACCATCGGCACTACCGCCAGCGGCAAGCCCATCGTGGCCCCGCCGCGTATCAAGGGATTCCTGGCTGGCGGCGGTGGGTCATCGACGCCGCGCGGGCCATCGGTGGCGTGCGAGCACGTGGCGACTCATGCCGGGGACTTCACCCCGCAGGACCACCGCGACGCCCACCGGATGCTGCTCGACGCTGCCAAGAAGGCGTTGGAGCGCGAGGACCTGGACCGCGCCGGACACCTGGGAGCTGTCGCGCATGTGCATCGGCATCTAGCGCGGGAAGCCGGCTAGCCGCCCGCCCTGGCGATGAGCGCGCGGCATTTTAGCTCCAGATCATGTGATACAAGACCCGAACGCATGTTGTCTTCGGTGGACTCGATGTCGTCGAGTAGTGCCCTAAGTGCCGCCAGCAGTTCCTCGTAGCTGGGCCGCGCGTACCACTGCTCTGGCAGC